TCCCTCACGATACGAAAGAAGCGCCAGATTCTGCCAGGTAACTGGATCGTCGGGGGCGATCTGCTTTGCGACTTCAAGAACCTCCCCAGCCTCGGGGAAGCGATTTAGTCGCATTAACATATTGCCCAGGTTGTTCCGTTGTCTCCCGTCCCCCGGAACCAACCTAATCGCGCGTTCCGCATAAGCCGTTGCGGCTTCGAGCTTCCCTAAGTCAGCAGCGAGCGCCCCTAGGTTCGCCAGCGCCATCCAATTCTCGGGCTCGACCGTGAGAGCAGCAAGATAGTGGAGTCTTGCCCCCTCACGGTCGCCCTCAAGCTGAAGGGCCGCACCCGCCCGGTTAAGTTCGCTTGCGCTTGGCATCGGTTTTACCACGGAACCTAGAGAGGGAACCTAGAGAGGGAACCTAGAGTCAGGAAACGGGCGACGAGTAAGAATACCCATAGGAATAAACGTGAGTCCCGTTTGGCGCGGTTGAGGAAATGATCGACCCGGCACTTGCCGCGACTGTTCCAATTCCCACGTTCGCGTTGTCCACCGCTTCTTGGAAGACCGCAAAATCAACGAACCCTGGATCAACCGGGAGACCAAGGGAATTCGTATCATTAACCTGGACGAGCGGCGAAGCGCCACCGACTAATCCGGCCACGACAACCGAGTTTACCAAACTCGCTGCCTTACTTGTGTTCGTCGTGGTAGTGGTTGTTCCAACCGCGACTAGGGAAACCGCGTCAACCGTGGATTGTCCGTCGTTTCCAACGTAAGTCAGGGTCGCTGTTCCAGCGGTGATGGGGGATGTTCCCGACACAACCCTGAGCGCAAGCTGGCGGGGAACATCAGGTTGGTTCGCGATGCTCAAGGTCCCGTTTGCGAGCGCCGTTGATGCGACGATCCTCGCCGCAGTCGCGAGAACGGGCGCGGGAGTTATGACGGCCCGCCGAACGACGTTGTTGATATATGTCGCCCCAGCCGCAAGCAGCGCGGGAGCGTCGCGAGTGTCGACCGTGATCGAGTTGTCACTCCCTGCTTGGACGTTCCCCGAGAACTGGGTCTGGATAACGCCGCCCAAGGGTCCTGCATTTAACCGAACTGTTGATGTCATGGTCTGAACTCCAGGTTAGGTTCGAGAAACGAGGAAACGAAACTTAGTCGCTCGGGCTGGTGCTAGCGTTGGTCAGGGCGCCGGTCAGGGTAAATGCGCCACCCGTACCCTGGTTGACGGCAAACCCTGTCGCATCACCGCTAAAGAGAATAACAGGAATCCCGAGCGACGCGGTCGCGACCGCTGGATCAACTGGCTTCCCGTTTGCGCCGATGAACAGGCGCCGGTTGGCCTCTACAGAAAAATCAACAAATCTCCCCGGGTCTATCCGTACATCCGCCACATCTGCGGTTAAAGTATCTCCTGCGGCATCGCTTCCAAAGAAATAAGATAATCCATTAAACACCATGTCGAAGGCTGGGCCAGAGTCTACAGTTTGGGCAACATCCAATACATTGGAGTCGCCTAAATACATCTGCACCACCTTAGCGCCCTGTGCATGATTGGAGTCCGCGCTAACAAGCAACGGCAGCCATACCCCCGCACTCACGGTTTCATTCAAAGTAAATCCTTTTAACGCACCTCCGCCGGCGACAGAAGAGTACGAAAAGAAGTTAGAGGGAGAATTTCCCGTTTCTAACTCTAATAATGGGTCGTATAGCGTATTTGGATCGGTTACTCCTAGCGGAGAGAAAGGATTATCATTGAGGCTTGCAACTCTTAGCCATATCACCGAAAAAAACTGGCGGGGAGATGTTGCTGTAAGACTGACAATACTCAGCCACGTCGCTCCGTCAAAATGCACTGCCGGTGCGTGATAGGGGGAACCCCCGCCACCCGGCTTCGCTGCGAGAGTCGCGGGAAGGATCACGCCGTGTCTCCACCGAGGACCAGATGATCCGTCGCGTCAGCAAAGAGCGAACATTGGGCGTTTTGGCCCGCGGAGGCAAATTGTGACTGCCGATTTACCACGGTTGCCCCAGTGGTTCCAGTTACCGTGAAAACACCCGCGCCAAGCTGAAGAAGAAGACAGGTAAATCCCGTTCCAAGTCCGCTGGGAACGCTAACCGCGACTGCACTCCCGCTCGTGTAACGAACCGCGTTCCCGCTATCTCCGAGAACTATTGTGTCCGTGGTTCCAGTTACGGTCCGAACTGCTGGAACGATCTTAAAACCAAGACCTAGAAGCTCTCCAACATCCTTTGCGTGGGCCGAGATAAGTCCTTCCGCCGTAGGAGAATAGCTATTGCCTGTTGGCATAATTTTGCCGGGAACGACTGGCGAGCTCCAGGGCCAGATTGCAGGACTTTGCATGGTTATCATTTAGGCGGTTCCTGCCTGAAGTTGAAGCCATTTTGGCCCAGACTTAGATTTCTTCTTTTTCTTCTTCCGTCGTGAGCCTGAAGTTTGATCGTAGAACAAAAGGTTTGTGGCTTGAGAGATTGTGTCGCCGAGTTTCTTCAAATCGGCCGAGGTAAACACGACCTTCCCCACACCCTGTTCCGCAATCGGCTCGTGAAGGTCACCGTTTTTGAGCCAATCCTTGAAGTCCTTCATCTCGATTTCCACAACCGCGCGGAGCTTGTCGTGAGAGAAGTCTTCAAAATGACTCTTTAACCAATCCTTCACCGCTTTGTTTACTTTCTTGTACCCGATCATAACCTTGTGTTCATCGAAGCCCTGGTTTTCGCCAGAGACTGAGACCTTGTCTTGATCAATCACAAAGACGGTAGTTGAATTTGGCTTCTTTCCAAGATAGCAGTCGATCTGCATCCCGTCTGCACCGATATAGCCCCTAATGTAGCCGTAGGGCGCGGGCATCTTGACTTGCCACTTCTTCTTATTCTGATCCTTCTCGCCCCGGTAGGAGCCCTTTTCGTTTTCAATTGAGATGTTGAGCCCTTGAATCCAAATATGTCCCTTCTTATAATTTCCCACGTGCTGTTGAAGATGACTCACTCGGTCGATGTCACCCTCGGACTCTTTTGCGGCGTCCTTGACGTCTTGGTTTGAGACTTTGGAAATTTCGCCTTTGTGGATGGGCGTGGGAGTTGTGGAGGCGGTATTTGGTCGTTTAGGACCTCGAATAGGCTGACCCTGTTTCGGCGGAGGACTGGGTTTAGGGCTGGTCCCGGAAGCCCCGTCTCCCGCTTGACCGGTTCCGCCCTGGACTGGCATGGCTTTACCTTCAGCCGCGTCAGCGAGTGGAATAACCGCATTACCGACGTGAATAAGCGCAACATCGCCTCCTTCAATCGGTTCAAGACCAAGTTCATCTCGTGGTTCGTTAATTGGCCGCATTCCACTTGCTATCTGAATCTGATGAATCTTCGCTTGCTTCTCGGAATCCGGTTCCGGGCGCGGAAGGAAGACAAACTCAATGTCGTCGTAGCCGAATTTATCTTGGATGATGACATCCATTATGTCATCTTTCCAATAGGACATTAGCGGATAGAGACCTTCCTCCTCCGCGGTCTGCTGCGCGTTATTCGCCGTAGCTCTATTGACTTGTTTAATAAAGGGAGTCGGGGAAACGGAATAACCGTAACAGGCCAGACGGATCAGAGTTTCATCTCGTTGGGACCACAATGACTCCCCTGAGCTGTTCTTGATGTCAAAGGGCTTCATACCCCCCGGAACAAAGCGCGCCTTTGACTTTAGTTTCAAGTTCCCCGATAGCATGGCATCGAAATGACCCTGGAACATAGCAATCTGACGAGGGGTCCAATTATCCGGAACAGAAATTATTAAATCCGGAATGGTTCCTTCGGCCCAGAAATTGTATTGATAAACGGTCTTCCGAATGGCCTCCATCGCCTCGATTAGGAACTGCTCGGTTGGTGGATACCCGAAGATTGGCATCTCGGGGCGCAGTCTCATCGGAACATACATCAGCTCAGCTTCATCAAGATTGACCATTGGAAGGCCCTTGATGATCTGCTGGAACGCGGGCTGGCGCTGGATATATGTTATCCCGTCTTCGTCAATCTCCACGGTCGAATCTGGGCGCCGGCCCGCATCGTCGATGAGGGGGAAAATCGTTGCGCCGTCCATCACTTCTGCTGACAAGACCCGTCCAGCGCGGTCCCGATTAAAGTAAAGTGTTGGCGCGTCAATGACGAAGAGATCGTCGAGGAGCTTGCGAGACCATTGACTGTACGAGAGTTTCCCGTCGGGTCTCTTAAAGAACCGTCGCATTTCGTCAACGGACTTTGAGGTCTGCCTTGGCTTGTCGCGCAGCTGGATTGTCCAGGGAATCCGAAGAAGCTGATCTTTGCGAGTTTCGATGATTGTCGCGAGAACGCCCCAGTTGTTCCTAAGTCCCCGCAGCATCTGCATGAGGTCCATGCGAGGCTGGACATAGGCGAGGTTATATCCCGAAGGATAGTCCCACTCGCGAGGTCTGTTAATGTAGGGCGGTCCAAAGGGCCAAATCGGCTGGAAGGGAGTGTACGGACTCCCCATGTCGATGTCGTCGATCCAAGAATCCGGCTGCTCAAGCCGCTCGGACCTGTATTTGGAGTTGTCTCCAGTCGTTCCTGGCTGCCCTGGATGGTTGTAGGTCATAAGACCTGTGTTCGCCGAGATAGGGCTCTGACGGCCTCCGGACGCAGGAGTCTTCTCAAGATCGACCCCGCGTGAGCGTTGCCATTCCCAGAAAGACTGCTCGCGTGCCGTTCTTGCCATCAGAGTCCCATCCAGATTCTCAGATTTCTGTTTTCGGCCCTCATGCGGCGATTCCTCTCGCATGTTCAGGGTGCCAAACAAACATTCCATCGCTCACGCGACTTGGACCGATAATCGGCTGCCCGCAGGCGGCGCAAAGGGTCTCGGTCGGAGCATAGTTGTTCAGCGTGTTCAGGTAGATTTCAGTTAGTTCGTTGTCGAGAACCTCGGGCGAAGGGCGTTGAAGGCGACGAGAGAACTCAGGACCGACACTCTCAGGGATTTCCTCGGCTTGCGCTTGGCGATTGGCTTTTGCGGTCTGCCCCGCGTAGAAGCCGATTAGGTTTGTGACTGGGCTTGCCTCGGTCAGCTGCTGTCGCGCTAGGGCGAGGGCGCACACACAGTCGTCATTCCAGCCCTCGGCCGCCGTGTACCGGACTCCGGTTCGGGTTAGCTCGTACTCGAAGGCGAGGAGTTCTGACTTAATAGGGCCGTCAGGAAAGCTGATT